AGACTGCCTCTTCCTCGTTGAAAAAGAAGATTTCCCAGGGTATTAAGAAACTTAAATAGAAAGCTCAATAAAGTAAGCATAATTGGGGGCGTAGTTCAGTTGGGAGAACGCATCCTTGGCAGGATTGGGTATTTGTAGAAAAACCCTTTGAAATCAATAGTGATTTGAGATTGTGCTAATTTTGTGATTAGGTAAATCTAACTTCTCTACTGCCTTCCTCAAATGTTCCCTACCTAAATGGGTATAAATCCAAGTAGTCCTTGTAGATGTATGACCGAGAAGTTCCGCGATAGTCCTCTCATCAGCTCCGGCCTCTCCCAGATGGGAAGCGAAGGTATGCCGAAGGTCATTGAAACAGGCTGGGGCGATCCCAGTTTTCCTAACCAGTTTCAGAAATGTATGAGTAACATAATCCCGGGTAATTGGTTTCTTTTTAGGACTAAAGATATACTCTCCGACCCTGCGTGATACTGTTATAATATTATAACTGCACCTGTTCAGGGGTATTCTCCTTGTTCTTAATCTCCCACCTTTAATAGTCTTAGTTTCAATCAATTTCTCCTTCAAGTTCACATCTTCCCATTTAGCAGTTAGTACTTCTGATAATCTCATACCGGTATTAGTAGCCATTAGGATTATATTTCTGATAGTTTGCCTCATTGCTTCTGGCTTGTGAGTTTCGGACCCAAGGGCATTCAGTAGTTTGGCTATATCCTCATTAGACAAAGACCTTACCTTGATAGATGTTTTTTCATACCTGAATTTCCTTACAAACCTTCCAGGACTATCTTCCAGATAATTCCATTCTACTGCCTTATTCAATGTATGTTTCAATACTGTCAGTTCTCTGTTGATTGTTGACTTTGTAACTCCCTGATTTATCCTGATAGTCTTATACTTCTCTAATTTAGGCGTGGTAACTTCGGAAAGGTTTCTTGTCTTGAAGAGGACTGTAAATTTATACAGTATTCGTTTATCAGTTTCATAACTACTGGGAGATTTATTCGTCTTGCTGTATTCCAAATACTCTTTTACGAACTCTTTGAAGTTCTTATCCTTCAGCAGTCCTGCCTTCTTCTTACTTAACCTATAAAGTTTCTCTCCTAAAAAAGTTTGGGCTACTCTTCTGTTGGAAGTATGAGCCGATTCCCGATGTTGCTTCCCATCCTCGACCCATTGAAGCCACCAGATATTTCCTCGTTTGTAGACTGTCGGACTCATTTTATTCCCCACATAGTAATATAATAATATAATATATAATATAGTAATATAGTATTAGTAATAGACTTTGACTTTAATAGAATATAGAATAGTAGTAGTAGTAATATGGACTTTTGCTTATACGAAATTATACGATTTAGGAGTTCTCTGATACTTGCTGGTACTTGCTGTAGTGGATAACTTGGCTTTACTTGTGGATAACCTGTGGATAACTCTCATATTGAAAGACCGCTTTTTAGGAAATAACCAATTAAACACTACCAAATTTCGCTTGTGGATAAGTCTAATAACTTTTTTGAGGTTTAGACTGTTGGGGACATTTTTAATAACCAAATAAAAAATCAAATGGTCTTACAAAGCCTAAAGAAGAAGATGTTGGGACAAAGACAATAATTTTATATAACCAACTTGTTGAACAATTATAAAAAGCTACTCCAGCATACCCATAAGACACAGCACACCAAGGATATAATAAAAACCCATCATCTACTTGCGGGTGTCCTAATTCAATCCAAACAGTAGGGAACTCTGGGATAGCATAATAAACTGTAACAGTAGTGTTAGTAGGAAGAGAACTGCTTCCAATACTAACAGTCCCCAAACTTCCATCTCCAGGGATATAACCAGTAAATTCTGTAATTGTTCCTCCTGGGTTTCCCTGTTCTCCAGTGTCTCCTTTTTCTCCTTCCGGTCCTTTACAACTCATTAAACTAATCTGAATCATTGAAATCAGTAGAACGACCAAAATTTTTTTTAACATTCCCACCTCCTTTTTTAGACTTCTCCTTATGAAATTCCTTTACCAATCTTTTTATTGCCTTCTCGACTATCTCGATGTGCTTGGGTTCGATGTGGAGTTGAATTAAAATTAGTGGTAGGTTTTGGGTTGTGGGAAGGATTGCTTTCGGTTCTTCTTCATAAAAATAACTTACATCTTCTTGGAGTGCTTTAGCAAATTTTCTCAGAAGTGTTTCAGGAATTCTTTTTATCCTGCCCGTTTCAATTCCAGATAATTGATTTTGTCTAACGCCTACTTTTTCAGCAAGTTCTTTTTGCTTCAATTTCAAGATATTTCTCTTTTTTAAGATTTGGTTGCCAATCGGCATTCTTTACCCTCACAGCGTCAATCTCAAAAAATAAGATTCGATTTTTCTTGACAAAATATCTTAAAATATGATACCATATATCAGAAAGTGATAGTTCCTTTGGACACCCAAAAGACCCATTAAGGAGAAAACTTTTGACCTACAAGTGCAGCCCAGCAAGGAAGTATCATTTTTATCGGAAATTAAAAGGCGGTTTGATACTTCGCCCTCTCACAAGAGGCGTGGGTTGCCCAGACCGCCTTTCTATTTAACCACAGAAAAATCTGAAAGTCAAGCACAAAATCAATGGACAAAAAAGCCCTCGTCTACGAATTTATAAAAGAACGCAAGGAAGTATTTAATTTTGATTTGGTTTTATATTTTAGTCAACAGTTTTGTATCTCCGCACCTCGTCTTGCCCGATTCCTCATAGCAGAAGGAAAAATAGCCAGAAGACAGCCTACCGAAGAAGAGAAGATAAGGCATAACCTCAAAGCCCGGACAATTATATATTTCATTCCAAACGGACAGAAGGGACAAACTGAACTTAACTTAGGAGGTGAATCATAATGGCACGCTACCAATCTCCAGAACAAGAAAAGTTAAACGATGAAGCCTTGAGACTACAGATTAAGGTAATTGAGGAAACCCAAATGGTAGGAAGAATCATCGAGCAGATGAAGGAACTTTTGAAGAAGGGAAAGAAAAATGAAATGTAAAGATTGTAAAGAAAAGAATAAAGAAAAAAATTGTCAATACTGTAATTATGCTCAAAAACTTTGGTTAAAGAAAATAAAGAGATGGCATAAAGCAATAACAGGATAAAGAAAGGAGGCAGAAAATGGAAGAAACAACAAAATCTAAATTGTATCAGGCAGTAGTATTCGCAATCCTGATGGAGAATGGTAATGGGATATTGGAGAAGGCACCTTCCTACATTATGGAAAAATTGGATTCCTGTTTTGATCCTCATCCTGAAGCACTTCTTGATGTAAACAATCTTGCTAAATTTAACCAATGGAAAATTCGATGGGAAGCAACAAGGAGAGAATAATGCGATATATCAAATCAAAGGCAGTTAAGGATTGGGCCCGGGAACACAACAGGCAAGTTTCAAAAGATTTCTTAGAGACTCTTGATAGACTTGTGGAACGAATGCTTGAATTGGCTAATAAACAATGGAATGGACATCATAAAAGATTAACTCCTGAACTTTTACCGAGAAAATAAAATGCCAAATTCTACCGAATTCCTCACAGTTCGAGAAGTCTGCAACATGCTACAAATCAGCAGAAGCACTGTCTATTTATGGATAAAATTAGGTATTTTAAAACCTGATGTTAAGGTTAGAAAAGTAATGAGATTTGATAAGGCAAAGATTGTTAAATCCTTAAAGGTAGGAGGAGAGGATGAGGGGCAACATCCCACTATCGAAAAGGGAGAAGGAAGCATGGCAGAAGGTAGTAAGGAAGGAACTTAATGGACAAAAGGTTAGTAAACAGGAAGAAAGGATCCAGGCGAGAGGCGATGGTAGGTTTATTTCTGAACTTACTGCATCGCCTTTTTCATTAAAGGAGTACCCAATACGATTAAATGAAGAAGAAATGCAAAAATCCGAATTGTCGCAAGTTAGTGAAAGTGAATAGTCGGCGTTATCCTTATTGCTCTGATTGGTGTACTAAAGTTATGAAGAATACCCTAACCAGACTTTTTGATACCGACGGGAAGATACCGAAAATAAACCGAAAGTATTATATCAGGCACAAGGTTGGTTTGAAGGGTCTTTGAAATATGGCTAACTGTGGCGTTCTGTGAAACGCTCCCGCAAAGGAACTGCATAATATTTGCAGCAAGATAGGTTCAAATCCTGCCAGTTAGCCTCAAAATATCGGGCTTGGTAACAAGAGCAAAATCAATACTCTGAAAAGTGCCTCCATTCTCTGTATGAGCTTTGGGGAGTAAATGCCAAGCCCAAAAATTTCGGTTGATTGTGGCATGGTAGCCTGATAGTGGATAACCGGGTTTCTTGGTTAGGCTGGTTCGACTCCAGACGCTGTTGTAGTAACCAGCTACCAATCAACCGTCAAAACTCAACTGGCGCTGGCTACTCACCTTTGAATGGGAAATCCAAAGCTATAAACATTAAGTCCCTCAGTCAGCCTTCCGATAAGTCAGCGTCAGTACTGAAAGGAAATAAGAAATGAAAGAGAAAATTAAACAAAGATTAAAAGAAATGGAAAAAGAGAATCTTTCCTTTATACTTATTTTTAGGATTAAAGAAGAAAATCCCAAAATTTTTAACTCAACAAAAATAAGTGAAACAATCTGTGGAGAGTTAAATATAAAAGATGTCAAGGCATTGATAAGTTCTCTTGCTAATGAAATTATTTATCTAACTGAAAAAATAGGAACAAAAAAAATAGACGAAAGCAAGGAGAAAAAATGAAAAAAGATTCTGATTGGCAAGAGAAAAAACACACAATCGCTTTGAAAGTAGCCGAAGCAATCGGTGCTTTGCTTGAAGGTTATGGAGCAAGGTTTGAAGTTTTTATCACGCTTAAAGGAAAGATAGGAATTTACAAGAAACGATATGGTAAAACTTCTGGCGGATTGTTAAAGGAGAAATAAATGTTTTGTCCATTGAAGTTTAGTAGTTGGACAAGAGATTACGGAGAGAAAGCTCCATTGAAACCTAACGCCGAATGCGAAGGAGTAGACTGCGAATTGTTTAATGTCGACTACGGAAAATGCTCCATATATCTTTTGGCTTTGACACCTGGGGAGAAAGTGAAGTTAGAGCATTCTAATTCGGGGAGGAAGAAATGAGTATGAAAAAAATTTTATTAGCCATCCTATTAGTAGTATGTTTGGTTAGCACTTTATTTGCAGAATTTACCAAAGAGGATATTGAACCTTTACTTGGCAAGAAAGTAGGAATTTATTGCGGATATACAAGGGAAGCTACCTATGGCAAACTCATTGAAGTAACAAAGAAACTTATTAAGGTCGAATTGGAAAGAGCTGTAGAGGACAAATATAAAATCTTCAAGATTATTCTCATTCGTGATATTGAAAGCATTTATTATTACGAAGAACTTAATAAAGGAGAATAAAAATGGGAAAAAGATTTAGACAGAATTGGTTGGGAACTTTTATCAGGAATGGTGTTCGCTATTTGGTTTCTGATGTTGCTCCAATTCAACCTTTCAAGACTCAATATGTAAATCCAGTCAGAAAAATCTCTCCCTGGCAACGTCTCAAGACTGCGATAGGTATTTGGTGGGAGAGGTTGATTATTAAGTTAAGGAGGGCTTAATGGGACTGGCTATTTTCTCTGTAGGCGTTGTCGGAATTGTAACTTGGTATTATGCGGCTCGTAGTAGTTGGCTTCTTTTAGGTCTTAGCATCTTTTTTTTAGGGTTAGGATTAGTTGCTATGACTGAAGAATTATTAAAATAATAAAGGAGGAAGTTATGGGATTAGTTCTTTTGGTTTTCGCATTCGCAATCGGCTATTTGACTGTTATGGCGTGTTTGAAGATTAGAAGGAAGTTTATAAATATTCAAAAAATGATTTTTCAAATAAGAATAGATATGGATTTAGCCAATATTAGCGATAGATTATTGGGTCTTGCTGGAATAGTAAATAATGTTGACCAGCAGGTGACAATGGACAGAGAAAAACTTGAAGGTAGTATTAACAGGATTGACAATACAATAGACGAGTTAAGGGAAAGGAAAAAGAGGAAAAAGAAAAGAAAGAGAAGTAAGACCAGAAAACCAAAACAGAGAAAGAGAAAAAGGAGGTAACTGAAATGGTTACAGCGACGAAAGAAACAGGATTGTTGAGGAAGGCGGAGAACACTTCGGCGTTTTTGAAATGTGGAATTTTAGGATTCAGTGGAACGGGTAAAACTTATTTGGCAACGGAGATGGCGGTTGGACTTCATAAGCATTTGAAAAGTAAAAAACCTGTTGCTTTTCTTGATACCGAGAACGGATCGGATTATTCCATCCCTCGTTTCGACCAAGCCAAAATCCAACTTATCACTGCTAAAACGAGGGCCTTTTCTGACCTATTGAGGATTGTCCAGGAAGCAGAGCAGAAGTGTTCTATTCTTATCATAGATAGTATAAGCCATTTCTGGACTGAACTACAACAGGCTTATATGACGAAGAAAAAGATTAACCGGATGCTATTTCAACATTGGTTACCCGTTAAGACTGAATGGAGAAGATTTACTGATGTATACCTTAACTCCAAACTCCATATTATCCTTTGCGGTCGCGCTGGTTGGGAATACGACCTTTCCGAAAATGAAGAAGGCAAGAAGGAGTTAGTAAAGACTGGCACTAAAATGAGGGTAGAAACCGAATTGGGCTATGAACCTTCTCTCTTGCTTGAGATTGAAAGGATGAAGGTTAGACCACCAAATACTAAATCAGAGATTGAAATGGAATTGATGTATCGGACTTATGTTCTGAAGGATAGAGCCGATAAAATCAATGGTAAGTATTTTGACAATGCGGTCTTTGAGAATTTTCTGCCTCATATTAACTTTTTGAATATTGGCGGTAAACATTTGGCAGTAGATACAACCCGAACCAGCGAAGCATTGTTTGATAGCAATGGCTCTGGTTGGGAAAGACAGAAGAAAAAAGAGATTGCCCTGGAAGAGATTAAGAATGAGTTATTGAAGAGATGGGATAATAGAACACGCTTTGACCAGTTATGTAAAGTCGAATGCTTAAAACAGGTCTTCCTTACTGGTTCTTGGAAAGCGGTTGAGGGGCTTCCTGTTGAGCATTTGGAGAAGGGCTTGAAAATGATAAAGCAAGTTGTAATACAGGATATAGAAACTTTAGTCAGTCGCCAGATACAGAAAGAAGAAAAGGAAAAGCCAAAGGAAGAAAAATCTAAAACCAAAAAGGAGGGGAAGAAAAATGTTCCCAATGTTTGAAGCCGGAAATAAAGTTAGGTGTATTGATTCAGAATGTGAGTATTATACAGGAAAAGGAGTAAGACCTATAAAGGGAAATATTTATACGATTTCTGTAGTTAAAGGCATTTATGTAGGATTAAATAATGATGAAGGAACAGCTTGGCTTTCTTCTCATTTTGAATTGGTAAAGGAGGAAAGAATGTTTGAAATCGGAGGTAAGATAAGATGTGTAAATGCTACTTGCAGTGATGAACGCTTGACCTTTGGAAAAATTTATACTCTTTTGGGATACAGTCCAGAAGGGGGATTTTCAACATTTGAAGTTGAGTGTGATAAAGGATATAAGAGTTGGTGGAAAGAGGGAAGATTTGTAGAAACATTTGAAGTAGGGAATAGAATAAAGTGCGTAGACCAAAGACTATTTTCGTTCCCAAAGGTCGGAGAATTCTATGAAATTATTCGCATAGATAGAGTTGGCGATGTTGCACTTAAAAATAGATTGGGATTTTGCACTACTTGCACTTATCCTCAAGGAATGTTTGTAAAGGTAGAGGAGGTAAAAATGTTTCAAGTTGGGGATAGAACAAAAAGCAAAGACGACCCATCTTGCCATAAAGCAATAGTAACTGGTTTAACTGGCGACTCTAACTGTCCTTATATAATAAAATGTTCTTGTAGTTATGAAGGAAGAGATTCATTAGTAAATTATGTGAAGGAGGAGGCCACAATGTCAAAGTATCAAGAGATAAAAGAGAGGATTGAGAATGTAAAGGGTTGGGATAAGGAAGCGGATGATATTTTGAGGGAATTGACCAGAGAAGAAAGATATATGTTCTGTATTTTTAATTGCCCCGACCACTCTGGAAGGATATGTATTTATCCTAAAGGAATAATAAAATTTGACCCTTGGTTAGAAAGCGATTCTTTATTTAGGACAAGTTTTTCCGAGAACCAACGCGAAAAACTTGAGGTGTTTAAGAAAGCCTTATTATATTTATTAGACCATTCGGATATTAAGGATGAGAAGGAAGAGAAGATAAAGGAATTGGAAATGCACAGAGATACATTCGCAACACATATTAGGTCGTTGAATTTACAAATTGAAGAGTTAAGGAGGTAGGGAAAAATGTTTAAGGAAAACTTTAAAGGTGTCCAAGCAGAGTCAGGTGAGTTCTCCAATATCCCAGAGGATATTTACTTTGTGATTGTGGAGAAGGCAAAGGAAACTCAGGCTAAAAGTGGGAATAATATGGTAAATGTTGGATTTCGGATTACACAGGGCGAATATAAAGGTAGTGCTATTTGGGACCACATTGTCTTTCACGAGAAGATGAAAGGAAGGAATAAGCATGTATTGAAAGTATTGAACCAACCTTGCGAAGGCGAACCGGTTATAGAACCCTCAAATTGGATAGACCAAGAGTTACGAGTTAGAGTCCGGGTAAAATGGGATGATTATAGAAAAGGGTTTGTTTCCAAGATAACTCAATATCTTTATCTGGAAGAGCAAGAGCCAGGGAAGGAAGTCAAGGAAACCAAAGAGAAGATAGAAAAGACTTTTGGGAAGGAAGAGGAACCGCCACTTCAGAAAGAACCACCGGTGGAAGGCGAAGGGGAGAAAGAGGAGGATTTACCGTTCTAAAACCCTACTACGAAGAACCGGATATAAAGATTTATCAGGGTCATATATTAGAAATCTTAAAGTCCTTGGATGATGAATCTGTTAATACTATCATTACCAGTCCGCCATATTGGGGTTTAAGGGATTATGGAGAGGATACTAAGACTATTTGGGATGGGGATAAGGATTGCGAGCATAATTGGATAGAGCATATAAAACCTGCTCCAGGCGGTCGTCCATTAAAAGAAAGTAATGTTGGCAGATGGAAAGATGCTATGACTAAAAATTATGGATTAGAAGGACGACCTCAAAAAAGTAACTTTTGTTCCAAATGCGGAGCTTGGTATGGTCAGTTAGGATTAGAGCCGACATTGGATTTGTATATTAGCCATTTGTTGCAGGTAACAGCAGAATTAAAAAGAGTATTAAGGAAAGATGGGATTATGTTTTGGAATCAAGGGGATAGTTACCACGCACACGGTGCTCGGCAACGAGCAGATGAAGTTAATTGGTCAGAAAGTTCTTGGCGCTCTGGCAATAGGGATTCGGCAGCCAACGCACAAGCCTCGTATAAAAAATATGACACTCCTGATAAATCCCTAAATCTCCAAAACTTCCGCCTAATCTTCAAAATGATAGATAATCAGGGTTGGATATTAAGAAATACAATTATCTGGAACAAACCTAATCATATGCCTTCAAGCGTAAAGGATAGATTTGCTAATGGTTATGAGCCAGTGTTTATGCTTACGAAGAATAATAATCCAATTTATTATTACAATATCAAGACTGGTTTAATGGCAGACCGAAAGGCAAAAGACCCAAAGGAAAACATTGATTGGGAATGGAGAGATTGTCCTAATTGTAAAGGAACGGGAAAGATAGAAAAAGAGAAAGAAACCAAGATTGAAGAAGAGATGGCCGAAGAAATGGGCAGTCCGAGAGCAAGGTATCATAGAGATAAAATAGGAGAGTGCAAGCGTTGTAAAGGTACTGGCAAGATTAAGTATTCCTTTTGGCGAGCATTAGACTATTGGTTTGATTTGGATGCGGTGAGAGTGCCTTATACTCCATCAGGTATAGAAAGACACAAAAAATGTCCTGTTGCTAAATTTACGATGAAAGACGGCAGACCTTCTGTTAGTACAAAAGATACTGCTGAAAGAGTTTTTATTCCTCTACATCCTTCAGGCAAGAACCCGGGAGATTACCTAAGCGTTGAAGAAGTCAACGATTTTCCTATACTTGCGATTGAGGAACATACAGCAATTCTTGGGGTAAAGGAATTTGAAGATTTTTCTAATTTCGTTTCGGTCATAGTAAATAAGCTCGTAGATAGTTCTTTTACTATGCCTTTTGGGAATGATAATGCGGATATTACAGAATTGAGCGAGGATATGAGAAATTTTAGACAAAAGTTGTTGAGTGCCAGACCAATGCAACCTAATCTTATTTCCGTTGCTGGCAACCCATACGCAACCATCACCGTCAAACAGTCCTCTAATGAAATCGGCATTGAATTTGGTAGGAATAGGTGGATATTCCGCAGTGAAAGTTTTTCTAATAGAGATACCTCGTTGAATAAGATTAAGAGCCAGTTTTTTGCTATAAACACTAAAATTGTAGACATCCCATTTTTTATCTTGATGAATTGGATGAGTGGATTGCCATTGTCTTTTGATATAATCAACCAACTCCAAATCTTTAGAAGCAAATCTGATTGTATAACTTTTTCCTCGTTTCATAATGCAACCATCACTAAGGAGCAAACCCAAGATATAAGCAGAATGATGAGTAATTTTGCTAAAGTATTTTTCATTGAGAGTATGCTTTGCTCTGCGTATATCTTCAGTAATGCCATATCTAAGAAATCTATGATAATGACTACTGCAAAGAAAACGGCAAACAACAAATTTTCTACATCCTCTAATTTTACAGACTTTTTTCATACTATAAATATACCATATTTTGATAAAGAAGTCAAGGAGAAAAGCGATGTTTGGAAAATCCCCACTCAACCATTCCCGGAAGCCCACTTTGCCACATTCCCAGAGAAGTTAGTAAGCCCGATGATATTAGCAGGATGTCCGCAATCGGTATGTAAGAAGTGTGGGAAGGCGAGGGTGAGGATAATAGACAGGATTGTTGGAGATCCTCAGGGCGGCGAGGTAGACCAAAAGAGATTAGACGGTGGAGTTCTAAAATCAGGAGGGAAGCCCACTACCTCGAGGCCCTTAACGAATATTTACACAGAATCATTAAGCACTACCAGAGAAACCATCGGCTGGACAGATTGCGGTTGTAATGCCGGGTGGACCTCGGGGATAGTATTAGATCCATTTGCAGGGGCAGGGACTGTCGGAGTGGTAGCAAAGAAATTGAACAGAGGATTCATTGGTATTGATATTAAAGAAAAATATTGCACCATGGCCGCCAATAGAATAAAGAACATCACTCCAAGTTTACCATTTGAGGGGTGAGGATGCGAATAGCCCGAGTATTTGCCACAAAGACTAATATGTGTCCGTTGTCATCGGATACTTACTTCAATGAACCAGATTTATTTACTCCTAAATACGATGAAGTTCACATATCAGTTACATTCACTTGGGCGATAAAGCGAGGTCATAAATTGGCTGAAGCTTGGCAAACTAATACTAAAAGAGTAAAGGTTGGCGGCCCGGCCCTTGGCGATCCTGGTGGTGATTTTGTGGCAGGAATGTATCTTAAAAAAGGAGTAACTATTACCACAAGAGGTTGTCCCCACAATTGTTGGTTCTGTTTTGTGCCTAAAAGAGAGGGCAAATTGAGAGAGTTACCAATAGTCCCAGGGAATATTATTCAAGACAATAATCTCTTGGCAGCCTCAGAATCTCATATAGACAAAGTATTTCAAATGTTATCCAAACAAAAGAGGATTGATTTCTCTGGCGGATTAGAGGCATCGAGAATTACAGATGGCATTGTAGAGAGATTAAGAGGTTTATCTATTTACCAGATATGGTTAAGTTATGATTATCCGGGAGCAGACAAGCCATTAAAAAAGGCGGTTAATAGGTTAAAAAGATATTTCAGGCAAGATCAGATTCGTTGTTATGTTCTAATTGGCTATTCTAATGACATATTGGTTAAGGCAGAAACAAGATTAAGAAAAGCTTGGGAAATAGGTACATTGCCTTTTGCTATGTTATATCGAGATGAATATAACAATCAACATACAAAACAATGGAAACAATTTCAAAGACAGTGGACTCGTCCAGCGATAATAAAGAGTATGAATAAAGGCTAATGATGGCAAAACCTAAAAGAGAAGAACTATATTATCCTTACAGTCTAATTATCAAAAAGCGAAACCGTCGAGCTGAGCAGGAAAGGAAAGAACATAAGGTAAAGGGAAAAGTGAAGGAAGAAAATGGGGTAAAGGAAAAATCTGCTCAGTCCGGTTCCGCTGATTTATAAGAGGCCTTATGGCTAAAAGATTTACTGCAAGCGATAAGTGGGAAGATAATTGGTTTAGGAAACTTCCTTTAAAATCTAAACTTTTTTGGTTATTTATATTAGACCGTTGCGATGTAGCTGGTATTTGGAAAATAGATTATGAATTGGCAAGTTTTTGTATAGGTGAACAAATAACTAATGAAATTTTAAAGGATTTTACAGAACGGATTGAAGAATTAGATAGAGATAAATTATGGATAGTAAAGTTTATAGAATTTCAATATGGATATTTAAGCAAAGAGGCAAATCCTCACAAATCCGTTATCAAACTTCTTAAAAAATATGGTTTATTGCAAAGGGTTATGAAAGGGTTAGTTAAGGGTTGCCAAACCCTTAAGGATAAGGATAAGGATAAGGATAAGGATAAGAAAAGGAAAGGGGAGTCTGAGGGGAAAACAAAGCCACTTCTCTTTGACTCTGCCTCTCCCACCGCCAAGTTTGAAGTAATATGGGCTAAATACCCAGAAAGAGTGGGGAAGAAAGAAGCACTGAGGCACTTCAATGCCTCTGTTAAGACAGAAGAGGACTGGGAAGACATCAATAAAGCATTGGAAAACTATTTGCAAAGCGAAAGAGTGGCAGTAAAGGGGTATATTCAAGATGGCAAGACCTGGTTCAATAACTGGAAAGACTGGCGGAAATACAAAAAACCTGTTTTCAGTATACCTGAGGATAGATTTAAGGATGATTTACCAGCGAAAAAGCCTGAATTGACCAAACAGGAATTGAAACAAATCCACGAAGATGCCGAACGATTAAAGAGAGAAATCAGAGAAAAACAAGGAGGCAAAAATGGACAGGGAAAAACTTAAAGAAACCTTGAAAAATTTAACTGAGCCAACACTCAATCCTGAAGACGACATGGTAGATGGTTTCAAGCTTAGGTATTTTTTAAAAGAAACTATTGATGCCTTGCTCGAAGATGACAAGCCAACGATGGGCATAGTAAAGATAGAAGAAGTAGAAGAAAGAGAAGAGTGTAAATTAATAGCCATAAGATTTCCTGCCAAAAAAATCAAACACGATTGGACTCCCGAAGAAGTCAAAGCCATAAAAGAAAGCATTATCCATTGGAGAGACAATGTCTCTCGGTTGAAGTTGGCGGATGAGCTGGGGATTGAGATTGTAAAAGGTTGGGGCGAATGGTGGATTGACGACAAAAAGCTGGGAGAGATTCAGCCAATAATCGCTTATTTTGATAATCCTCGTTGCCCCCTATGTCAAGATTATAGCGGCATCTTTACTTGCCCCAAATGTCCGTTATATCGTTCAGGTAATAATTGTAGGAACGAAGGTTCTTCTTGGGATAAATGTTATAAAGCCAAAGGCAACAAAGAAATCATCTCATCAGCGGAGAATATGGTGCATACATTAGAAAGCCTATTGGAGTGAGGAGGAAGAAATGAAAGATAAAAAATGGGAAGAAGGCAACAGAGCATTTTATTGGACAGTAGGATATAAGCATCCGCTTTGTTTAAAATCAAGAGAACATAATAGAGAAATGAAAGGAGTTACTTGGGTTTATTATTCTAAAAAAGATGCCAGAAAATTATTGAGATTTTTGAAAGATGTATTTGAGGAGGCAAAATGACAAAGAAAAAGTATGAACATGCTATAACAATAAAACAGGGGAAAGCCCCTGTTGGTGGCACAGAAATCTATGTACCGGTCCGTGACCTTCGGTTACAGGAAGTTATATTTGTAGTTGGGATAGGGATTGTGTTAGGCGTTATCTTGATGAAATTTTTGGGGTGAAACGATACCAATGAAAAAACGCCCCTGCACCAGAACCGGTTGCAGGTTCAATAAAAAAGGATATTGCCAACATCGTAATCCAGAGAGGGAAAAAGAAGGTAAGTTTTGCTGTTTTAGCTTTGAGCCGGATAATGAGAGGAGAGGAAATGAAAAAAGAATTTGAAGATTTACTTGGAGAGACTTTATCGAAGATTGAAAATCTCGATAATGAAGAATTGATTTTTACATTGGCTAATGGAGAAAAGTATAAACTTTATCACGAATCAGATTGCTGTGAATCAGTAACTATTGAAGAAATTATTGGTGATTTGAATGATTTAATAGGGTCTCCAATTATTCAAGCAGAGGAAGTAATACACGAACAAGATTTTAACCCAAAAGGGGTAAAGATTCCAGAATATCAAGATAGTTTTACTTGGACTTTTTACAAACTTGCTACGGCTAAAGGATTTGTAACAATTAGGTGGTATGGCGAGTCTAATGGTTATTATTCAGAAACAGTTGATTTTGTAAAGATTTAAGGAGACCCAAATGACCCATCTTAAATTTGAAGTGATAAAGGAAAAGCCAAAGACAAAAGTTTATGGAGTTTTGTCTGTGCATATCCTTGCCGACAATTCTCAAGCATACGACAAATCAATACTGGGAAAGATTTACTGGTATGGTAAATGGAGACAGTATGTCTTTGAGCCTGCCCCGGATACTATTTGGAGTCAGAGTTGCCTGGAAGAAGTATACGAATTCCTTTTGTCCTTAAAAAACTGAATTGGAGGAGAAATGAGCGATTTTAATATCAAACTATCAACTTATTTACATATGGCTTATTTGGAAAAAGAACCAAGTGAAGAAGAAGTAAGAAATTATTTACAGGAATTGTTGAATCATCAAGAACTTCCCGTTAATGAATTTGAAATAGAAAAGATAGAAAAGGAGAGATAATATGGGAGATAAAGAAATAATTGAAGCAGTAGCAACCTTATGGATTTCATTTGGCGGAGATGCGGAAGGGTTTGACTGGTGTAAAGATAAGATTAAGAAAAAAATTAAAGAGTTGGAGAAGAAGAAGGAAACAATGAGCGAATGTCCAGACTGTAATGGAACAGGCGTGGAGTTAGAAATATGTTGTGATAGTCTTGTCCAAGCTATCCTTAATCACTGTGCTTGTAAAGGTAGACCACAAGTTAAGCAAGACTGCGAAAGATGTAATGGAACAGGAAATATAGAGGAGGGATGATGGAAGCAAAGAGAGAGTTAGAGAAAATAGTTACGAAAGCAATGATAAAAGAAGAAACTTCTCAAGGGTTTTCTCTAATGACAACTGATGGTAAATATAGAAGCATGTATGCCAGTGAAATATGGACAAAGAAAAAAGTAATAAGACTTGTCCAGGCCATCCTTGACGCAGGATTTGTCAGGTTTGCGGATGTGGAGATTGATGTGAAGAAATTAGCAAAGGAATTGGAGAGATTTAGTTTTGATACCTCAAGACCATTGCTAATAGCCAAAGCCATCGCATCTGCTAAACCGATACGGGTGAAGGAGGGGAAGTAGATGACTGATTATAAAAAATTATGGATTGAATTACTGAAAAAACTTGAAGAAAGAACCTCTTGGGGCAAAGAACAAATAAAGAAGCTGATGATAGATATGGAACTTGCAGAGGGGAGAAAAGAGGCAAAGAAATGATTGAGAGAAGGAACGCATATCAAGGAAGGTGTAATAACTGCAAGGTTCTTTTCTTTGAAAAAAATAGCGATGTTCCAGTTCGTTATCTTTTTGGTTCAAAGAGATATTTGACTGAAGAACTCAAGGCAAACGGTTGGCAACGCAAGGGCAAGAAGTGGTTCTGCCCGGATTGTTGGGGGAAGAAGTGAACGGTCCAAATAATTCTATCGGTTGGTGTGATTATACTTGGAATCCGGTTGTAGGTTGTAAAAATGGCTGTTGGTATTGTTATGGTAGAAGAATAAGAAAGAGATTCCATCCTGAAATTCCTTATGAGCAGATAACTAATTATGATGAACGACTACAAGAGCCATTAAAACTCAAAAAGCCATCGAGAATATTTGTCGGTTCAATGACAGATTTGTTTGCCGAATGGATGCCTAAATACAATGTTCAAAATGTTTTGGATATAGCTCAATTTTGTCCTCAACATACTTTTCAGTTTCTTACCAAAAATCCGAAAAGATATTTTGAGTTTATTATGACCGGGAACTGTTGGTTAGGAGTTACGATTACCAATAGTCAAGAAGCAAAGAATATATTTGACCAATGGAATTTGGATATGCAACATTTGAAATATATTTCTTTTGAGCCATTATTGGGCGATATTGAATTACCAGAACCAAGATATATTATAGATTCAGTATTAAGGCGAATAAAATGGATTATTATTGGAGCAATGACCGGGCCAGGAAGTCAGAAATGTCAACCCAAAACGGAATGGATACAGAATATTTTGACACAGGCAGATAAATATAAAATTCCTGTCTTTATGAAGGGTAATCTACAAAAAGTCTGGAAGGGAAAACTGAGGAGAGAATTTCCGAAATGACTAAATTAGAAGAAGCAGTAGGAGAATGGTTGACTTTATCAATGCAACATCCTGATTATAAATTAAATCTTAATGAGTATCTGGAAAAGAAAAAGATTAAGGCAACAGAGGAAGAGATGGAGAAAGCGGTTGATAAAGTAACCGGGGAGGCGTTGAAATGATAAAATCAGTATGGGCAGTAGATCCAGGAAGCGAACAATCGGCATCTGTAATCTGGACAGGGGAGAAAATAACAGATATGAGCATATTGAAAAATGAAGAATTGTTAGGGCAACTAAAAAGTATACCTATAACACTTGATACAGTTTTAGTAATAGAGATGCCTCAATGTTTTGGGATGGCAGTAGGAAAAACTATTTTCGAGACGATATTTTGGATAGGCAGATTTTGCGAGGCTTGGCCAGGATTCTTTACCAGAGTTTATCGTAGTCAAATTAAAATGCACTTCTGTAATTCTATGCGGGCTAAGGATACGAATATAAGACAGGCTTTAATAGATAGACTTGGTATGCCAGGAACGAGAAAGAATCCGGGGATATTATACGGAGTCAAAAGGGACTTGTGGAGTGCGTTGGCAATAGGCGTGTTCTTTCAAGATAAGGAGAAAGAAAAAAGGGGAGGATTGGATTGAAAAAAGAAGTTAATGTTATAAATCCTCAAATTCTATTAGTTCCTCCTTATCTTTACGAAACCGCTAAAGAAATATTAGCAAGAAAACCGATACGATATATTGGGAATTATGAACTCCTTGAATATAAGAAAAAACGGTATTGGCAAAGACAAAAGTTTATAGGAGATTATCTGCCTTCTTATTTCGCTAACCCTTTGCGAGTGCAAGGCTTTTATCGTGATTTTTATTACTCTACTAAAGCAATGAAGAAGCGAGGTTATCCTGATATGATGTATTGGAAAGAGTTGCCAGGGCAGATTAAGAAATATTATAAGAGAGGATTGGGTTGAAGAAAAAGAATAAGTTATATGGAGCAGGATGGCCTAAAGGCTTATTTGAACGAATGGTGGAAGTAAATCAGGGCTGTAATAAATATATTGATGGACTTTATAAAAGGAGGAATAGATTGAAGATAACTCTTAATACTGATTTAGGTAAACAATATAGATTTAAGAAAAATTATGATAGGATGTATCCAAAAGGAACAATAGTTACTTTAATAAGTTTCAGAGAGTATAAATTTGATTTTTTATTATATGTTAATCAAACTGAGAGAGTAGGGATTTTATTAACTCCAAAAGATGTAAACAAATTTTTAGAAGAAGTTAAACCTGTTACTATTTATAGGAAAGTTAAGAAAGGAGTGAAAAAATGATTTGGTTAATTTTAGGTTGTTTATCTGGAGGCGCTATCTTTGGGTTTATTATCTGCGGTTTATTGACCAATCACAGAATTAAACAACTGGAGAGCCTTTTAACTGTAATTCTTGATGCAGATGTTAAGAAGAGAGAAGAAGAGATAAGATTTGTTAGGATGATTTTTAATCCAGGGGAGGCAAATGGACGAATTAGACCCCAAAGTAGAAGAACTAATTAAAGAACATCAGGAAGCGGAAACTAAAACCTTAAAGCTTAGAACTGAAAGAAATACTTGGATTGTGAAACTAAAGGAAAAGGGATTTTCTTACAAACAGTTATCTATCTATTTTAAGATTAGTCGTCAGAGAATTAGAGATATACTTAAAAAAAGTAGAAGGAAAATGTAAAGGGGGTTACATTTTTCTTATTGACAAGTTAAAGAAAGCCCAGTAAACTTATAGCAAAGGTGATCGCTATGTCTACTGGGCGTTTTAATTCTACCATAGACTTGCTAAATCGTCAAGTAAATAATTGGCCGGGTTGTCTATCTTTTACTAAAGACATAGATAACCCGGCTTTTTTATTTTATGGAGTATGGACATGTGGTTCGTAAACCTACTTACTATATTTATATTATTACTTACTATAAGATTTATATATTTATTAGTACCAGAGATTATTATAGGAGATGGTTTAAATGAAGAGAAAAGGTAATAAGCAAATTCCAGATGAAGTAAGAGAAAGAGTTAAGATCTTAACTGCTCAAGGATATAGTGTTAGAACTATATCTAATAGAGTTAGTCTTGGTAAGAATGCGGTAAATAAGATTCAGCATGAGATAGATAACTTAGGACAGTTAAGGGACATAGAAAAAAGGAAAATGGCACAAAAGCTTTGGAATCAGGCAAATCGGATGTTTAATTTCATTACTGATAGGAAATTACAGAAGACCGCCGCCTCCAGTTTATTCATTTCGATAGCAACGGTAATAGACAAGGCGTTACTACTGGTTGGCGATGTAACCGAACGCGTGGGCCTGAGTATGCCGGAGATAGACCAGAGGCTTTTGGATATCCAGGAGCAACGGAAGATATTGAAACAGGCCCAAGGGGTCATATCTCGTAAGGGTAAGCAGTTACAGAAGGATAAGGCAGATGAGAAAAGTTAACATAATATTAATTATATGTACATTGGTGGGAGAATATTTTCAATTAGTAAGGGTTATTCTGAAGAAAGGTGTAACACGATTTAGTCATATTTGGCAGTTTTTCGGAGTTGGTTTTTTGAACTGGACACTTGAAAAGTTTTTGGCACGGGTCTTGACAGAAGGGCAGGTGTCAAAGGTCGGCAATCTAACTTTAAGAGGCTAATATGCAAACCTCAGGTCATTTACAGACGGATAAACTCGACTCGGAGACAGTTAAGGCAAATCTGAAGGCTCTTGATGAAGAAGAGAAGACCCTTAAACTGGAAGTATTAAGGCTTTATTCTGAAGAGGGGCTTAAATACTTTGTACCCAATGGCGGTCAAGAGAATGTAATCAAGATAGTAAAACCAGAGACCAATACTGTTATTCTCTCCGCCGCTAATGACTTTGGCAAGTCGGCTTTAGAGGTTAACTTTGTCGGCAATATGATATATGGACCGACCAACGAATGGTTTAATACTCCGTTCTTTAAGAACTTTAAGCGACCTTCCAAGGGAAGAATTATAAGCGATGGGACTACTGTTGAGGAGAAGATAGTCCCGGAGCTTCAGAAGTGGCTTATCAAAGGTACTTACAAGTCCAGGAAGGCCGGTAGGAACTTTGAAAGCGTTTGGAATTTTAAGAATGGCTGCTACTTTGACATTATGACTTACGACCAGAAGGCGAAGGAGTTTGAAAGCGTGGATCTTGACTGGGCTATTCTTGATGAAGAACCTCTGGACTGGATTTATAAGTCTACGGTAGCAAGAATGAGGACTAATAGATTTATCTTCATCGGCTTTGCTCCTCTCTCGGCTTCTGCCTGGGTGTTTGATGACATAGTTCCCCGGGAAGACAAGAAGAAGATAGTCGTTTACTATGGTGATGCAGAAGAGAATTGTATTGAACACGGAATTAGAGGACAAAGGAAGCATGAGGACATAATGGACAAGGCGGCGGAATACGATCCTGATGAGAGAGAGGCAAGACTTCACGGTAGACCTCAGAAGTTCTATGGCCGGGTCCATAAGATATTTGACAGGACTGTTCACGGCATCGATGAACTTCCTCGCGACCTGTACTCCTACTACATGATACTTGACCCTCACGACGCAAGACCTCCGGCTATAAGTTGGGGAGCAGTCAACTATCAAGGGCATAAGTTCACTATCCACGAATGGCCTAACGAACCATTTCACAAGATGAAGTCCTGTTCTCTTGACTTTGACGACATAGCCAAGATAATCAAACACATAGAGGTTGACTTGAAGATTGATGGGAAGATACAGGAGAGGATACTTGACCCCTGGTGGTATGCGCACAAGTACCCGAACAGTCAATTGACAGTAGCCCAAGAGTATGCCAAGAGAAAGATTGTCTTTGGACCTCAGTTAAAACTCTTCAAGAAGTTTGAAGAGACAGCCAGGAAGCAGTTGAACGAGCATTTGAAGTACGAGAAGAGAGAGGACGGTACTATTAAAATCCATCCTCGTTGGCATGTTCTAAATCACTGCTACAATCACATCTACGCACTTGAGCATTGGGTTATCGGAGATAGGGTTGGTAGATCCGCAGAAACCAAAGACCCTGTTGAGAAGCCAGAAGAGAAACATCAGTGCTTTCCTAAACTCTTATATTATTGGTTGATGAGTAGTCCTCGTTATGTAGTACCGAAGGTAAAGATAGTGAAACCAGCACAGACTCCAGAACAGAAACGATTTTCTAAGGCAGGGTATTGAGATGAAAATACCATCAAAACTTAAAGTCGGTGGATTCACTTACAAAGTAATCAAGAATTATAAATTTAAAGAAATTTCAGATTCTATAGGGCAGACAGACCACGATGTATTGGAAATACGAATATCATATTTCGATAGTGGCGGGATAAGAAGAAATCAAGAGAAAATAGAGGAAATAGTTATTCACGAGATTTTACATTGCATTAACCAAGCTTATAATTCAAATAAATTAGACGAAGAAACTATTACCAGATTAGGAAACGGATTATATCAAGTTTTGAAGGATAATGAGGGGGTATTCAGATGACCGAACCAGAGAAAGACAAAGGCAACGGGAAAGACCAAGAAACTGTTAAGCCTTTAGCAGGTTTACCTGTCAGCGATGTTGATATTTGGTTTATCGTCGGAGTTTCCAAGAAGACAGGAGGAATGATTATCGCAGGTCCAAAGGTTGAGGAGTTACAGAAGTTTAAAGAGAGAAAGACAAGAGAGCAATGTTTAGACCTTTTGATAGAAGCGTTGAATACAGTTATGGCGAATACTAAGCAATCCCAAAAGAAATCTTCGATATTGAGAGTAGGCAGAAACATTTTTCTTCCCGGAGGAACGCATGATTAAGAGGAGGAAGAGATAATGCCCTACAAACGCAAAGGGAAAACGATTCTTCATAAAAAGGGTGGTAAATGGTCAAAGAAACAAACCTGCGGAAGTGTTGCTAAAGCAAAAAGTGCGATGAGACTCCTTCACGGTATTGAGGGAGGAGAATGGAAACCGACAGGTAAAAAGGCAAGGAAGCGAAGGAGATAATATGCCAAAGGTAAAGAAAGAATTGAAAGAATTAAAAATCATTTACAATGACTTCGACGAGAAACTGGACAATGCTTTAGCGAAAGTAGCAAAGGAATTTGGATACAAATTTGAAGGTAGCGGTTTTACATTTGGAACAGAAGAAAGAGATTTATTATTCACGAAGGAGTAGAAATGCCCCAGTTAAAGTTACTCAAAGAAAAGAAACTCAAACTTGATGAAGAGGACAAGAAAGATATTCTGGATAACATTATCGAAGACCTTGACGAAGCGATTGACAGCAATCCTGATTTAGAAGAAACTATCAACGGTTACGATAAACTCGCCGCAGGGGATTTACCAGAGAAGACGGAACCGTGGAACGGATGTTCTAATATCAATCACCCGATGATTCGGATAGCAGTTAGCGGAGGAGTAGCTCGATGGATGAAGCAGTTTCTTGGTCGTGGCAAGATGATGGTTGCCAAGCCGGGGACTGAAGAACAGAATAAACTTGCTCCTCGCGTTGAAACGGTTATTGATTTTCTTATGAGAACAGAAATAAAACTAAAGCGAACAATCCGTCGGCTTGTCAAGAAAGTTGCTAAACACGGAACAGCGATAGCCCATCCATACTGGGATGAGGAGAAAGAAATTATCAAGGATGTAAAAATTTATAAAGGCGATAATGCTTTGATGGATTTTAAAGAAGATTTTCCATCGGCGAAAGAAGGTGGAATGACACCAGAGGAATATCGGGGTTATAAGAAAGATTTAGAAGAAGATTCAGATGCAGGAATTGAAATTCCTGTTGAGTATGAGGATTATAAATTTAGAGGAGTTAGGGTAGACATAATTGACCGCAGGGATTTTATAATTCACAAAGATATTATTGACCCGGAGAAAGCGAAAGTAAAAGGACAGAGGTTCTGGCAGAGTTGGTATGAGATTGTCGCAAGGTATGAGTCGGGAGAATACGGAGAGGATAATGGCGGAGAGTCTTTAGAGGCGTTAAAAGAAAAATTAGGCGGAGAGAAAGACGATAAAGAAAAGAAAAATCCTGATTATACGAAGAAACGATTTGAATGTGTCAAGGCTATTTACAAATACGATGTTGACGATTGCAAGAAGAAAGAAGAAGCGTTGCTGATAACTATTATAAAAGACGAGAATGTAACATATCTCTTGCGTTGCGAGAATTACGGATTTTGGCATGGTAGAGATTTCTTCATTCCTTTCAGGATTGATGAGGGAGATGGATTTGATGGCGAGGGATTTGCCGAGAAACTTTGGGATATAAACTTATACGCTAACGCCGCACACAACCAGAGAATTGACAGGGGAACGATAGCGAATATTCCATTTTTCAAAGGGCGGAAAGGTGCTGATGTAGAAGAAAGTCGTTTAGAACTTGCTAAAGGAATAGTCTATTGGCTGGAACATCCAGATGATTTTGAGCAGGTAAGAATTCAGGGAGCGCCGATTACAGATTTAATTGCTGAAGAGCAGATGTTGGAAAGGATGGGAGAATTGACGACAAAGATTACTACATCAGCCACAGGGAAAGAATCGGCGACTGACCCGAGAGCGCCGGCAACAAAGACACTCGCTTTACTTCAGCAACAGGACATCGGGATTAGCGATTACATAGATTGTCTTGACCCATCCTTTGCCGAACTTGCTTATCAAATTTTATCTCTTTACTATGAGTTTGGGTTTAACGATGAGGAAGAAGAGGGAGAAGGAACAGTAATCAGGGAATTGACAGGAGATAAGTATAAATTTAATCCCTTAACAAGACAGGAATTAAAGATTAAAGGAATGGAGTTTGGATTGCGATGTTCAACGACAGGAATGAACGAGATGGTTGAAGAAGCGAAGTTTAAAGAAATTGCTGGTCTTTTATTGCAACAGCCAGAAGTTGTTCAAGACCCTGAAAGAAAGTGGGCTTTAATTAGAGAGTTGATTGATAAGACTGGTTTACAGATTAGTTCAGATATTATTCTTGACCCAGAACAAGCAGAGAAAGAAAAACTGAAAATGATAAAACAGGCATTAAGGGAACTTGTCAAAGAGAGAATGCAGGGAATATCGGAAGAGGCAAGAGGCGAAATTGAAAAGCGGTTTCAAATGCTTTTCCAAGTGTTAGGCATTGGAGGAACACCACCGGTAGCAGGTGCGACTCCGCCAACGCCAACCCCACCAGGAGGTGCAGGTGAAGGGATTACAGGAGCCGGACCACCAGAAGAAGTTGGAGCAGTGTAACGAGATAATCAGAAGTGCAAAGAGATTAGAGGGTTTATCAAACTTTGGGCCGTGGAAAGAAGCAACCAAGATTATAAATGACAGAATAGAAGCATTAAAAAGATATAGAGATAGTATTCTCTTGGGAATAAATAAAGATATTTCTACTGACAGGGAACTTGCAGAAGTTAAATCAATAGCCAGAGAGATAAAAGTTTTAGGAGAGATTAGAGATATTGAGAAATCTTACACCAAAGGCGTTAACGAAGCATTAAAAGAGAAAGAAAAATTGCAGAAGTTAATCGAAAAGCAAAACAAAGCGAAACCTAAAAGAAAGTTTTCACTTTGAAAATAAAATAGGTAGTAACGCTAAATCCTCCGCTGCGACTCGGGTCTGGCGGAGGTGAAAGACCCGAAAGGATTGATGACTCTGTTGAAAGCCATCAGTCCAATCGGGTTTTTTAATTTCGCCCTCCTTACTCCCATCGCTGAGGGTAAGAGGCGTAACAGGAGGAGCAAGATGAAGGAGACAGAGAAAGTGGTAGACCCTATTACAGGGGAAGAAGTTGTAAAAACTGAAGAAGAAATTTCAGAGGAGGAGACAACGCCTCCTGAAGAAGAAACATCGCCATCTCCGGGAGGCGTAAAACCGGAAGTAGAGGTAGATGAGGATGGTGTTCCTTACAAAAATCGTGCTAAGGAATACGAACGGAAGTTAAGGGAAGTTGAGGCAAGACTTCAAGACAAAGTCCGAGAACTTGAAGGACAGGGGAAACAAGAGGAGGCAGACGACTTGGAAACTTTTTTAAAGGAAAGAGAAGATTCAGATGTGCCACTTACAAATGCGGAGATTAAAAAACTCACCAATGCAATTGGTAATCGAGTTACTCGCAGTGTGGCAAGGATTGTCGGTCCGATGATGGCTTCTCAAAATGTCATCGAAGCACAGATAGGCAGATTGAAGGGGCAGGTTGATTTTGAACCAAAAGCCGAATCTCTTCTTCGTTCCAAGCTTCGTGAAATTCCGCCTGAATCTCTTGTTGGCAACCCTGAAGTAATATCGAATAGCGTTTACGATATGACTCTTGGACAACTTACCCGAGAGGGCAAGTTAGGAGTTAAGCCGAAGCAACCCAAAAGGACACCCGGTCCCAGTGCGCCGAAGATTGAAACCCCTGGCGTTTCTCCGCCAAAAGGAAAGAAAGTTCCAAGTGAAGCGGAGAAGAAAGAGGCAGAGGATAAGCATGTTTCGGTTGAGCAATTGCGAGCAATCAAGGCACGCAGGGAGCAAGGAAAGAAGGATAGAGAGAAGAAATAAAAGGAGGTGAACATAAATGAGTGAAGTTAGATATGGACCGGTTATAGGGAATTATTTCGCCATCGAGCATCCTGTTGCCGCTACTCAGAAGTTCCATCCCAATGGAGCATCTTTTGTGTATCTGGACAACGTTGGACATGTAACTATGGCACCGAGTAACCACACATGCTTGTTTGGTTGGGCAATGGCTCCTCGTTCACTTAAAGGAACTGACCTTACCAGTGGATACTGGACTTCAGGTGCAATTGGTATAAGTAAACTTCCAGTAATTGTGGCAGCAGCGAACCTGCATGTTGTTTTCAGAGTTCCTTTGTATGCTCCAACAGTAACACCAGCTGCCCAGGCAAGATGCGGTGAAGGTTGTAATGTTAATACATTAGTGGCTACGACATATATGCAAACGGTAGATTTATCAGCCACTAGCACCAACTTGGCTCTTTTGGTCGTTGGTTTACCAGAAGATGGCGACACCAATTCGATATTAGTTTGCTTTAGTCCACTATTGGTTCAGACTGATGGAGCAGGTGTTTGATAAAACCTGCTAATTTTTAAGGAGGTGAATAAGGAATGGCAATACGAACAGCTTACACTCACGCAATAACGGAGAAGCTATACGATTGGTATTATGAATCGTATGACCCGCTTCCTTCCGTTCACGATAAGATTTTCAGGAAGAAGGAATCGAAAGCAGCCTATGAGGCATCGGTTTCAGGAGTTGGGATGGGTAAGCTTCAGAAGACTCCTGAGATGCAGTCAATCCAGTATAGAGACCCGATGGAAGGCTATCCTGTGTATGGCAAGAACGACACCTTCACCGATGGTATCAAGTTCAGCAAACAGACAGTAGATGACTTCCCTAAGAGTTACATCGAGAATATACTGAAAGACACAGCTGGAACTTGGGGCGAAGCAGTTCAGGCAACAAAGGAAGCTTTCTATGCGGATGTCTTCAACAAAGGTGCGTATACTCTTGGAGATCCTATGTTCAATGCTTCCGTTGCTGGGTTTACTGACCCTTCAGGAAACCTTATCTATGACGGGAAGTGTTTGTTCACGCCTGTTGGTGCCAAGAGAAGTTCAAAGGGAGGCGGAACATACTACAACTCCATAGCAGCAGCGGCTCTGTCAGCAGCAAACCTGAGGACTGCCTACGAACTTATGACAGTAACGAATAACAGGAATGAAAGAGATTTACCAGTTTCAATTATTCCTGATACTCTCTTAGTTCCAGCGAGCTTAAAGTTTACTGCTGAGGAGATTCTGAAGTCCGAGAAAGAGCCGTATGTAAGCACTAACACGACAAATGTTTTTCGGAACATTGTCAACTTGGTTGTGTGGAATGCTTACCTTACGGACACTGAGGCTTGGTTCTTAGGCTGTGCTCATAAGGGTTTGATTGCGATGGACAGGGAAGACACCATTTTAGACTACTTCCAGGATGAAGACACCAAAGCCTTCAAAGCAAACATTTGGGTTCGTTTTGGTTTGAAGATTGACAACTGGAGATTCTGGGTAGGCTGTAATTGTGAGATTTCAGCGTAATCTTGGTTTTAATTGGTCGGGGTGGACTTTAATAAGTCTGCCTCGACCAGTGAGGTGGAGATATGTCTATCCCAAACATCAGAGGCACTTGCGACCATTGTGGCGAGGCAGGTGTTCCATTAGAGAAACGCGGAACTCAAAAGCTTTGTAAACGTTGTCGTCAATGGCAGGAAGATTTACAGGCTTCTGCTGGAACGCAGAAAGCTGTTGAGAAATTCCAGAAACTTTTTAGGGGGTGATGTTATGTCCGACAATTTTGCAACTAAAGATCAGGAACTTGCAGAGAAACTTCAGAATGATGAGGGATGCACAATAATCAATGTCCATAGAGATCCGACAGATGGCTTGAAAGAATTTACCTTTGAGGAATCTAAAAGCGAGATTAGTAAGATTCTCGGGGTAAAGGTTGCAGAAGAAGAGACAGAAGTTCTTCCTGAAGTCAAGAAGAAGAAAGCAGGAAGACCAAAAAAAAGGAGGTAAACAAGAAATGAGAAAGTTTCTAACTTTACGAATTCCGATTTTACTGGCTATTTTCGTTATTGTTTTAACTTTAGGTTTAGTCAGTATGAGAGTGGGAGCGCTAATCACCGATTACTGGGACATTGGGCCCTGGAGAGTAGATTCTTCAGGACATTTACTTCCCGGTGTTACTGATGTTTACAACATCGGTAGCGACAGTTTGAAAGTTGCAGACCTTACAATGAGTGGCGATTTGGCAGTTGGCGATGATGCTACTGTTTCAGGGAAGCTGACTGTAGCGGAAGGTTTTATTGAGAACTATGAACTTATTACCACTACAGTAGCCTTTACTTTGACTGCCGAGCAGGCTGGGTATGTAGCTATTAACAGTAGCTATAAAGACCTTACCGTTACCCTTCCGAATGCAGAGACCAATAAAGGGATAATGTATTACATCAAAGCAGTTGACACAGGAACACTGACGATAGATGGTGGGGTTGCAGGAGTAATAGACGGAGCAGCAACTTATACAGGGATGGACGCTGCTAATGACTGTATAGGGGTCAAAGCTGGTGGCCTTGTCGGTGGTGCAACAAACTGGTGGATTTTTCTTAGGTATATTCAATAAGTAAAAAAACTGAATAAGGAGGCAACTATGAAAAAGAGGTTTACTCTTTGTATAGTTATCTTGCTTCTCGCAGGGGCAGTTCTGCTTTGGGCGGGTGAGTTTACTGGCATTTCTTGGAAGTTTAAGAATACTTCGGTTGATGTTTCCACTTCTACTGTTAGTCAGATTGTTGCTCAGAATGGAAATAGGACAACTGGTGCAAGGATTAAAAACTATGGTGGTTATACAGTTCTTATAACTTCTGGGGCTTTTAGCGTGGCTTATTCAACAACAAATGCGTATCCTCTCAAAACAGGTGAAGAGTTGTTTTTCGAGGGCTATGTTGGCCCGATTTATGGACTTACAACTGGCACGAATGTTCCAGTAAATGTCAGAGTTATAGAAATGGAATAATGGAGGTGAAACTATGAGTGTTGGAACAGACAAACTAATTGCTCGGAGGCAATCTCTTGAAATGCAGATTAGTAATTTAGGACAAGAGAAAGGCAGTATTATCAGGGACATCCGAACGCACAAAGACCGTAAGCGGATAGTTCTTAAAGAGATAGAGAATTTGGAAGGGGAGAGAAATAAGATTGCAAGTGGACTTAACAGAGTCAAAGAGAGAACTCAAACAGAACTCGATAAGATTGAAAAAAGAAATGCAGAAGTCAACGAGTTACATAACAAGAACATTGCAGAGATTGGGAAGATGAGGGAAGAAATTGTGGAGATGAAAGCAAGTGTTGAGAAAGAGAAAAAAGAGAATGAGAAGAAGATTGCCCTCGCAAAATCTCGGTTGAAGGAAACTCTTACTTCTCTATTGAAAAGTCTTAACACAAATTCCGTAGAGGTCAAGAATACTATGGATACTCTTTCGGCTATTATTCAAGGGCTTTAATATGAAAATAACTGACCCTGTTAAAATTCCTGGTGCAACTGTCGGTAATGCTTATAGTGGTAATGCTCCTTATATCCAAGGAACTTTAACAACAGTTCGTTGCAAGTTTACTACTGCAAGTACTACTTTTATTCTTACTATTAACGATAGTGATGGTATGCCCATTTACGAAAGTGAAAAAATGGCAGGGTCTCTTGTTGAGCAGGTGCATTTGGCAGTAGTGGGAATTTATACTTGTGTAATTTCTGAAGCAAGTAGAAACGAAGCCTTCACGATAAAGTTAGAGGTTGAAGAATGAGAAAGATTATTTTAAGTTTATTTCTTATTTTATTCCTTCCTTCCATTGCTCTCGCCCCAGTCTGGCCTATCAAGACAAGAGCCTCGCAGGTTAGAGCCAACACTTCCAATTTTGATGTAAACCTTTCCACTTCCGACACAGATGTCCAGAAGGCACTTGATACTCTGGATGACTTAAATTATGTTGACAAAGCTGGCGATACGATGTCAGGGAATTTAACAGTTCCTCAAATAATAGTATCCACTATAACTTCGCCAGTTGGTGAAGATTTGATTATAAAGCCATACGGCACGCAGACTCTTAAACTTTTTGCTTCGACGATGGGTCTTATTGGTTTCTATGATCCTGCCGGAAACTTCAAATGCGGTTTTAATGATGTTTTTGATAGTTTCGTTTTTAATATGATTGATGACCCTTATAGTAAGGTTACATTTATGGATGAGAATAATATAGAAGTCGCCTCAATAGATAGTGATGGGAATGCCACGGTCGGCAGTCTATCCTCATCTGGACAGGTAACTTCAAATGGAAATAAATTGATTGATGTTTATGATTGGGCTGTTGTTATTACTACTCCGACTTGGCTTGGGACAGATGCTGTTCTCATATCCCCTATTAGAAGTTTTGCTGTTACTATTACCACAATTACTATGATAACAACAGGAGGAACTAATTTTATAGGAATGATAGAGCAGAGAGCATACGCTTCTCCTCATAATGCAGGGACTGATATATGGAGTGGAGATGTAACAGTTTCTTCAACAACCTGGACAACTGGGGCGGTCAGTGATTATACTGTTCCTGCTAATTATGGTCTATATTTAGTTCCGACTTCTGTATCCGGTCCGGTGAAGATATTGACATTAAGAGGGATAATTTCAAAAGATTAGGAGGAATTTATGAAAAAGATTTTTTGCTTGGTTCTGACTTTGCTATTGACATTTACCACATATTTTGTATTAGCACAAGGTCCGCCTTTCCCAGAACCGACACCAGAAGAGAAATTGCTGGAACAAATCAGGCAACAACCCGATTACCAACAGATTACCATTCAGGAGTATTCGGCAGAGACAAAAAACAGTGATAATAAAATTATGAATGTTACAAGGCACGTTCACCAGAGCGAATCCTTAAATAAGAGAGTTGATACAATAAGACAATGGTTGCCAATTTATCGAGATGGTAAATGCGTGGGTCATAACAATCAGGGAAGCATTCTTGAAATAAAAAATGAACTCTACGGAAAGGAAAAGGCAGTGCCGAAATGAAAAAGTGGCTTCTTGTTATTTCATTACTTTTTTTGATTGTATGCCATATTGAAGCGGCAGAACAACATAAATATGTCAGAAAATCAGGCAACGATGGCAATGGTGGAACGAGTTGGGCCGACGCTTGGTTGACCATTCAACACGCCGCTGACAATGCTAATCCTGCCAGCGGAACGCCTATAACTATTCACGTGGCAGCAGGAACTTATGCAGAACAGGTTGATATAGATACTTACGCAGGAACTGATGATGATAATAGGATAATCTACGATGGCGATGTAGAAAATGATAGCGGAGATGGGGCAACAAGACCGATAGTGGATGGGGAAGATACGAGAAATCGCTGTTTGGGGATACAGGTCAAAAGCTATATTACAATTCAGGATTTTGAAGCAAAACGAGATGCAGGCGGGGCAGATATTCAATGGGAAGTTGGTGCGACTTATATAACAATTCAGAGATGTATAGTTCACGATGGCAACATTGGAATTTCAAGTTATAATGCTTCTGCAATAAATGCCTATATCAAGATAATAAATAATATTATCTATAACACATTGGTAGGAATAAATGTCCATAATGCAAGATATCTGGAGATATATAACAATGTTATTTATGGATGCACTTTGACTGGCATTTATCTTCAGGCTACTTCAAGTTATGCAACTGTTAAGAATAATATCAGTCACAATAATAGTCCATCTCAAATAAATATTCAGGCTAATTCGCAGACAGGACTTGTATCTGATTATAATGATTGGTTCAAAGATGCTGGGACTTATACTGGAGTTTGGGGTGCAACAAATTGTTCTGCCTTATCCGATTGGCAAACAGCATCAAGCCAAGATGCTAATAGTCAAGAAGGAGACCCATTATATGTGGATGAGGCAGGAGATGATTTTCATATAACTGATAATGCTTCTCCTTGCTATCAAACTGGTGTAGATTTATCGGCGACATTTACAGATGATTATGATAAAGACACAAGGGTTCATTGGGATATTGGGGCGGATTATATTGTTACGACAGGAGCACCGCCAGAAGCACCGAAGGTTCAATCGCAAATTCTGATTCTTGAATAGGAGGAATAAAAATGCCTGAGTTGGAAGAAAAGGTTCAAAAGGTAGAAGATAGGCAGGACAAGGTTGAGATTAAGATGGCAGAAATAGGAAAAGATATTCAACATATTAAAGAGAGGATAGATAATGGAATTTCTGCCACTGTAAGTAAGATATGGGAAAATCTGAATAGTCTACACCTTTGCATTACTGAAAAATTTACTCCCTTAAAAAAGGAAGTGGCAGAGAATACCTCGTGGCGAAAGAGTTTACAAAGGGCTCTTCTTTGGCTAATGGTTGTAAGTCTTGGAGGGGGATTCCTAACGGTTACGGTTTTATTTGTAGTTAAGAAATTGATTCAGTAAGGAGGTAATCGTGGAGAATGTAGGCGATATTATCACTCAAGCAAAAATTGATTTGAAGGATCCAGTCTTCCCTGGTCATTTTACAAAAGCAATGATGCGCGGTTGGGCTTCAGAAGGGCAGAGAGAAATTGCTCGGCGAACAGATTGTTTACAAAAGCAGACGAATAACATCGCTTCCCTGATGAACGCAGATACAATCGAGCAAAGCTTGGCGACTATTATTCCTAATACTGAAGTCCTTGCGATATTTAGTATCTATGCAGGAACAAGCACAAGTAAGAAGGCATTAGAACCTACTATGCCTCGTGAGATGGACAGGGATTTGAGTAATTGGCGAGGGCAAACAAGCGGAACTCCGACAAAGTTTTATGTGGGTCCGGGCGGAACTCTTGGCTTCGTGCCTTCACCCTCGGCTTCGTGGCTATCTGCAAATGGCGTATGGATAGTTTACTCCTGTCTTCCTCTTGTAGATTTCACAAGTGATTCCCAGATACCTGAACTATCGCAGAAATGTTGGGACTACATTAAGGATTTTTGCGTGTTGCGGGCTAAAGCGGAAGACCGAGAATTTGCGTCGTGGGATAGGTTATGGGTTATGTGGAAAGAAGGTTTAGCATTTATGAAAGCAGAACCAGAGATTATTGTGAAGGGCAAAGTTTCGTATATCAAACCGAGAGGCGGGGTCGGTCTCAATCCCCCGTAGGAGATTTATGAAGAAGATAAGACTAATACTATTTCTTTTACTTCTTATCCCGAGTTTAGTCTTTGCACAAGGCGAACTTCACTGGCTTCGTATCGAGGATTTTAGCGGAGGTCTGAATTCAGATGTCCAGTCTTGGAAACTCGCCGACAACGAATGCACGGATTCTCTAAACATTTACATCGACGAAATCGAGCAAGGTATATCGAAAAGGAAAGGTTATACCAAAGCAAACTCCACAGGCACGACTTCAAACTCTTGGCTTCAATCAACTACATCAGATTTTAATGCAGGAACTCTCGTAAACATAGATACAACGACAGTAGTAGATACTTTCTGCTTAGAGACTTCCTATTGGACTCAAACTTCTGCTTCCGATTTTGCTTCTGGAACTTTGGTAAATATAGATACTTCAACAACAAGTGGGACATTTAGGGTTGCATTAACGACAGAGGCGGTGCAACAAGAATATACAACTGGTTGTGATAACCATAGAACCAATATGTTGAAAACCGTGGCACAATCTTTTAAACCCTCTATAGATTGTATCTGCACAAAGATTGAGGTTTATATTAAAAAGGTTGGCTCGCCTCCTGAATCTTTGAAAGTCTATCTAAAAGCGGATAATAATAATTCCCCTGGAGATACATTAGCAAATACTACCATATCTGCTTCTGATGTTGGAACAAGTTATGATTGGGAAATAGCAAATATAACAGATACAAATTTAATAGCAAATACAAGATATTGGATTTATTTTGCATGGGGTCTGTTTGACGACGAGAGCAACCAGCACCGTTGGGGCGTTGATGAAACTGACCCAACTTATGCAAACGGAAATCTTTATTATGGAACTTCTCATTTTACAGGCGTAGATACTTTATTTAAAATCTACGAGCAACATTATCAATCTTCTTCTAATTTAATTTCTCAAATAGGCGATTTAGGGGCAATACCAACAGCGTGGGGAACATTTGAAGCAACACAAGATTTAAACGAACAAACGATTGATTGGTATATTCAAACTTCTTCCAGTAGTGATATGTCCAGTCCTACTGGTTGGATAGCAGTAACGAATAATACTACTCCCTCGGTTACCTTAAATCGATATGTTCAATGGAAGTCAGTTTTAAATGCAAGTGGTAATGCAACACCAGTAGTTTACGATGTAACAATAAATGGAAAAGTACCAAGTAGTTTAACTTCTCAATCTTACGACTGTACCGATGTATTTCAATGGGGAAGATTAGAAGCGAATGATACTCTCAATGGACAGACGATAACCTACGCAGTCAGGACTTCCTCTTATTCAGGCGGATTAGCAAGTGCTACTTGGTATAATGTCGTTTCTGGAAATAATATCACTGCTCCAGTCAATCGTTATGCTCAATGGATTTCTACTTTAACCTCAACAGGCAGTCAAACTCCAGTAGTTAACAATGTTACGATTTACTGGTATTCAACTCCGACCTCTCTTTTCGATTACCCAATCACAAGTTTACATAGGTTGAAAAAATCCGATGCCTCTGAATATATGTGGGCGGTTTCAAGCGGAACTATTTGGGGTTCAGATGATGCAGGGACTTTTGTTTCTGTTAAATCTGGAATGTCTACAACCTATGATGTCAACTGGGCTAATATAGGAGATTCTGCCTATTGCGTAGATGGTTCTACTTGGGCCCAAAAGTTTACTGCCTATGACTCTTGCGCTGCTGTTACAACAGTTCCCAGAGGAAGATTCATAATTGAAGAAGGATATAGACTCTGGGTTGGTTATCCAGTTGGTTATCCAAACAGACTTTATTATTCTGATTTAGCAGATGATACTACTTGGGATTGGGTTTATATCCCTGGCGAAGGAGAGATAACAGGATTAGGAAAGTTGCAGGGTTCAGTTATTGTCTATAAGACTAATTCAGTTTGGAAGGTTATCGGAGTGCAAGTCAGTACTGAAGAAGATGTCTATTTTGTTCCCTCTCTTGTAAATCTCTCTTCAGAAGTCGGCTGTATTAATTATCGGTCTATTCAGAACTTCAGACTTAAAGGATATACGGTTCAACTCTTTCTTGGAAAAGATAATGTCTACGCTACTAATGGAGTAGCAGTAATTCCTGTTGGCGATAAGATTGAGAATACTATTGAGGATTTGAAACAGGCAACTTTTGCTTCTTCTTATTCTTGGTTGGAAACTAACTTTTTTGAAGGAACTTCTACAAATATAGATACGACAACAGTTTTAGGAACTTTAAGATTAGCATTGCCATCGACTACTTGGGAAGAAACGACTACTGCTCATTTTGGTGCTGGGCTTATAAAAGATAATATCGATACGAGTAGTAATGAGATAAAACTAAACACAAGGATTGATGATACAAGTAATATTTGTCGAACACGACCCGCATTGGGCTTTTCTGACAATTCAAAAGGAGTCGATGATGATGTAAACACTTATGCTTATTACCGAGGTCCAGATATAGGAACTCAATATTATACTGTTACGCTTGACGGTGCAGAATTTATAAGGAAACTATCTATAAATCTTTGGGCTTATCACCCATCAGATTATAAACTTGTTACTGGTGGTGATATGACTGTATATTTAGAATATTATAATGGAGCTTGGGTTACTTATAGTAGTACGACATTAAAGTGTTATGCTCCCAAAAAAGATTATAGAGATGCGTGGAGGTCTGCTTGGACAGAAACTTGGGATGGGTTATCATTGGAGAATGTATCTAAACTTCGAATTCGTTGGGTTAGTCCTTGTAACACGGATGGTTATTACTATTACAGAATTTGTGAACTTCAATCTTGGAGAGAAAAATGGACAACTGGACATTTTCGTTCCCAAGAGAAAACTATAGATTCGGGTTCTCTTTTTGGTAAATTTTATGAGTCTCATCTTTCAGGGCAAAATTATATTCTCAAAGTAAGAAAATATTCAGGTACTGGTTGGAGTAGTTGGGTAACAGTAACAAACGGAGATGAAATAAATTTATCTGTTGGCGATAAAATTCAATATGACATAGTTTTAACTTCAAATGATGGTGCAATAAATCCAATAGTTTATGATGTAAAAATTGAGTATTACACATCTCCAACTGGTAGTTTTATTTCACAAGTTCACGATTGTGGGACTGCGATAACTTTCTGGGGAAATTTCACAGTAAATTCTATTCTAAATAATCAGACAATAAGTTATCAAGTTCGTTCTTCTACTTGGTCAGGTGCGATTGATGGCACAAGTTGGTATGATGTCGTTCCCGGTGGTTTAATTCCTGCAGTAGTTAATCGTTTCGTTCAATGGAAGGCTACTCTAAATACTACTGATGGCAGTAAAACTCCTGTCATTGATGATGTATCTGTTTACTGGTGGGCTGGTGCATTTTCAGGTTCAAGTCCTGCTTCAGTAGTTTACGATGACAGATACCATCTATTCGCTATGACTTCAGGTTCGGATGTAAACGATATTGATTTAGTTCTCAATAAAGATGGTGCTTGGACTAAAAATGATATTAAGGCAAGTTCGGCGATTATCTATAATGAGAAGTTTTATACTGGAAGTTCAACAACGACAGCAAATGGTAGTTGGCTTTACGAACAGGATATAGGATATTCAGATGACTTGCAACCGATAAATTCTTACTGGCAGTCAAAAGATTATGATTTGGGGATTCCATATAAAGATAAGACATTGAGGAAGATTTGGACTGTTTGTAAAAGAGTAGGGGCATATCCTTTGAAACTTGAGTACATAATGAATTTGAACGAATCCGTAGAAAGTTACGACATCTGGTTATGCGGTTCTGCCTGTGAACCTCCGTCAAAGATTGGGATAGTGCCTGACGAACGCCACATCCCAGCGACCGCACGGGCGAAGTTCTTCAAGTTTAGAATTTCTAATAGCGGTGAGAATGAACCATTTGAACTTTATCGCATCGATGCGGGTTTCCAAAAATCACCAGGTTGGTCTGAACCCTAAAGATAGGAGAAAATAGATATGAAATTTTTATTTCCCTTTTTTATTAAGGAATCGCATTTTCTGCCAAAGCTCGAATTTGCGTTTCGAAGAACTAAACTGTTCTTTATGAAATTGCAAAATAATCTTTGCCTGTTCTTTTTTAATAATGAAATAAGGAAAAAGTGCTTCAATAATTTTTATTGTTCCCACTCCTCCTATAGCCCATCTCCAAAGGTCTTTATTTTTAATATCTCTTGCTTTTCTATATTGTATACTTCCATTAAGTTTATTTTTCAAATATTCAATTATTTCTTTATATGTATTTACAACAGATACATAAAAACAATAAATTCGGTTTCCATTTGGGTGAGCACGAAGACTTATATAAATAGAACCTTCTCCATCAATCAAGCCAGTGATATAAGCTTTTTCAATCTCTGTAAGTTTATCAATAAATGGTTGAGGGTCTTTAGGACTGCCACGAATAAATTTTTCTCCTTTTCGTTTTCTAACCCATTTCAAAATAAGAGCATAACAACAATTTACTTGAGAAGCAATTTTAATAGAGCTTTCTCCTTGAAGATATTTTTGAACACATTTATTTTGAAAATCATCAGAATATTTAGACCAAGGTTTTCTCGAATAATGTTTATCATACATTGGATTTTTCTTTCCATTTATCATCTTTTTTCTTGCGATACCAAGACATTTCCGAGAACAATGTTTATCTTTTCCTGCTTTAACACGGAAAAGATTAACAAAAAATTCTTTTTTACAAACTTTGCAGATTCTTTTAATTCTATTCTTATTCCAAGGAATATGTCCTTTTGGCAATGGCATAATTTCCTCCTCAAAATCAAAAAGGCAGTTTTCGGGTTGCTACTGGAAACACGATTAAATGTTTCTACCCTACTCACTGCCTTAGATTTACATAAAAAAATCGTGTCGCCAGTAGCTACTTTAAGATAGCATATTAGAAAGGAGAAGTCAAGGGAAAAAATGAAAAGATTAAATTTAATTTGCCTAATTTTGTTACTACTTTTTGTAGGGTTTTTCAGTTTCGGAGCTAAAATGTATGTTCACGATAGTCCTCCATTGAACTCCGAGATAGAAAATATCTATCACGATTCGGGAACATCTAAAAAACGGATAGCAACCCTTGAAGAAGGAATAAAGGTCAAAATCGGCTCTTTCACTTGTCCAGCGGCCACAGGTAATTATTCCGTAACAGGAGTTGGATTTAAGCCGAGATATGTTGAGTTTATGGTTGGTAAGCATTCTACTGTTGATGTTTATGCTGGGATGGGTTGGATGGATTATAATGGGGATATGAGGACTATTTCTTGGACTTCTGCTGCTACCGAGAATGCGTCTCATATTATATCAGATAAGTGTATAGGTATAATTAACGGTACTGCATCCAGTTGGTTAGTTAGCGGAGTTTATGTTTCAATGAATAATGATGGATTTACAATAAACTTTGTAAGCATAAATACAAGTTTCACAATCGGATGGAAAGCAGTTCGATAGTTTATAAAACAAGGGGGTTAAATAAAATGCCAAATGGTTATCAACCAATTGAATTCGGTGGAGAGGATTATTTTTCCAAGCAGGCAGAGTATCTTAACGAGGCTATCGATAAGGAAATGAAAAAGGCGATGAAGAAAATAGCCCAGCAGTCGGTCAGTCAGTTTGGATTAGTCCCTGGTGGCGCATCTGTTATGGGAGATATTATGGGAGATATTCAGACTGGAGGTTTGAAGGCGAAAGAGAGAGGATATACTGATATTGCTCTTGGTGCTGCCTTGCCTCAATATCAGGCAGATGTGAATTGGCAGACATTACTTCAACAGCAGAAGTTTACAGGAGAGCAATCAGAACTTGATAGACAATTAAAAGAAGACCTTACTAAATGGATGATGGAATACCAGACCGCACAAGCAGGAGAAAAACCAAAATGGTGGCAATCACTTCTTAGTGGACTTGCACCAGGAGTAGGATATTTTGCTGGTGAAAAAATATATGATTGGTTGAAAGGGGGATAATATGAATAACAAGCTCGACTGGATTGGTCTAATGCAACGAACCAAAAAAGCACACACTCCAACTTTCGGGCAGACTACCCTTCAACCTTTTGGACAGGCAGTCGGTCAGGGAATGGTGGGTAAACAGATTGCACAGGAGGAATTGAGAAAGGCAATGTTCACTGCGTTGTTGGGGAAAAATCAGCCGATGATAACTACCGCAGAGGGAGAAACACGACCAGCTACTCCTGAAGAAGTTTTAAAAGGATTACCTGGGTTAACTTGGAAACCGATAGAAACAGCAACACCATCAACTTATAAAGAAAAACTTTTAAAGAATTTTATAGATACAGGTGAAATTCCAACTTCATTTAAAGGCAAAGAAAAACAATTTCATAAAGTAATTGGCACTTATGTTCCTCCTGAAAAACCTGTAGGAGAAGAATTGCCAGTAGATTGGAAAATCTGGCAACAGGCAGTAAAGGAAGCTACTGATCCATATACAAAAGAAGTTGATATTAACCTTGCAAGAAAACGATATTTAGAACTTTCAAAAGTATTCATACCGGGGAGAGAACCATTACCAGCACCAGTAGAAAAACCAATTGAAGAATATACTGTTGAAGAATTACTTAAAATGCAAAAGGAATTACTTGGGAAGTGAAATGAATGCCAAATTTTACTTTGGAAAAGATAGAGCAAGAATTAAAACGACGGGAAACCCTATCTCAAGTTTCGCCCACTGGATTTAATTTAGAAGATATAAACGCAGAACTAATCCGAAGAGGAGCAATTCCTGTTCCTTCCGAACCCGAAAGATTTGCCCGAACAAAAGCCTTCCTGAAACAGATTAAACCTACCGCAGAAAAGATAGTTCCTACTATTAAAGAAATCGGTAAAACTGCATTTAGAAGTCCTTATTTAGAATTATTGACAGGGGGTTTATCTCGACCTATAACTCATCCTTTAGAAACAACTGAATGGCTTCCTTTCATTGGCAAGAAGTATGAATATTTTATGACTCTTCCAAGAAAAAGAATCTTTGGGGCAGAGGATTTTATTCCTGAAGCAGAAAAATTACCAGATTGGCTTGTAGATGGTATTATTCCTACATTGATACCGAGATTGATTGCTAAACGAGAACCTTTTAAAGCATTAAGAGAAAGAGAAGTTAAATTCAGAAAACAGACTGTAGGATTTCTCTGTGATATTTATACAAGACCTGACATTTTAGCTTTAGAATTTGCACCAGTAATTGCAAAAGGTATTCTTACTCGTCCTATGACAGAAGCAGAACATCAGATAGTTCAAAAGGCGATTGAGCCAGTTCGTGTAAGATTGAGAACTACTGGTTTACCACCAGAACAACTTTTTAGTGAAGGAACAATACTCAACATTGGTGATAAAACTGGATTCATAGGAAAGAATCTTTGTCGGATTTTGAAGGGCGAAAGAATTAGAATTCCAAGAGGAGCTAAAATTAAAATGCCACTTGCGGAACGAGCAACCCAAGTAATGGAAAATGCTTTAGAGAAAATTGTTCCAAGTCAAGTTATAAAACCAACAGTTAAGCCAACAATCACAAAACCAGCTGCACCAATTGCTAAAGCTAAAATTCCAGAAGTAGTTTCTATAAGCGGACTTGCTAAAATTAAATCTCATGTTGAAACTCAATTAGGAAGAGAGTTAATTGAAAGAGAAGAAAAAGCTATTGATACACTTAAAGAAGGAGATGATTATGTAATTGATGATGAGTTAATTGTTACCCATAAAACTGGAACTTTAGCAGATTTTGAAATAAGCGATGTAGATGCTGTTCGGCAAGCAACAACAGATTTCTTGGCAAAAGAAAGGAAAGAAATATTACAACCTACTGGTGAAGTAACCTTTTATCAGGCAGTTAGAAGACTTGGCGGTGCGGCTTCATATAAAAAGGGAATGCCCGGTGCATTAAGAGAAGAATATAATACAATCGTTCCAATTCATTGTCGAAAAGGTGAACCTAAAGGTGGACGACCTTTAGATGAATTAGCCAGTGCTTTTAGTGAAGAATATCCTCAATTTGGAATAGAAAATGAGAAAGACCTTCTTGAAGCATTTAAAAATGAGAAGATGGCTCGAATGAATAGAGTAACCGAAGTTTATGGTAGACCGATTGCAGATAAAGCTAAGAAACTTATCTTTGGGAAGAAGCCAAGTGAAATAGTCCAGAAGACTCTATTTGGGCCAGAAGAGAAAGTTCCGGCCAAAGTCAAGCCAACAAAAGTAACTCCCGGGCAGCCTGAACTTCCCTTTGGAGCAAAGCCGAAGTTTGAAGTGCCAGTGGCCAAGCCAGAAGTTATTTATAGATCGATACCAAAAGGAACAGAAAATTTTCATCAACGATGGGATGCAGCTAAAGAAATACTAAATGAATTAAAGGAAAATGGTTACAAAGCAGAATTTAATCGTGGTGATGCTACAATTACAATTTATCACGGCACATCTACAGAAAATGCAAAGAAGATTTTAAAAGAAGGCAGATTTGAAGAAATGTCTTTCTTTAGCCACGCCAAGTCTAAAGCAGCGTTTGGCAGTATGGGGGCGAAAGGTTATGGAAAAGAAATTTTAAGCGTAAAAGTTGACCCTCGTGATATATCATTTAATTCTGGAACAGGAGAAATAGAAGCCGAAGAAGGTTTAATAAGAAATCCCATAACAAGTATTTGGGAATCTCCCCAAAGAATTAAACCTACGCCAGAAGTTAAACCCAAAATTGCCGAACCAGCAATCGAAAAAGCCCCTCCAATAACTGCTATTCCACCCCGTGAACCAATTCCAACAAAAGAAGTAAGCAAAGTTAAACGAAGTGAGATAGCAAAAATGATTTCGGAAAAGTTAGACCTTCCTATAAGAATTGGACATTTTCGGCATAGAGCAAAAGGAATTTATAAAGTTAAACCTAAAATAGTTAGACTCAAAGCTCCTACGGATATTGAAACAGCCTGCCACGAAGTTGGACATCATATTCAGAATGAGTTAAATCCAGAATTATCTAAATATTCTGGCGAGTTAATGGCACTTGTAAAAGATTTTCCTACATCACATAGAAATAAAAAAGAAGGCTTCGCTGAATTCATAAGATTATATGTTACTGATCCTGATTCTGCTACAAAATTATTACCTGAACTTTCTAAATACTTTGATAACTTTATTTCTAATTATCCAGAAGTAGAAGAAGTTTTGTTAAATGCTCGAAAAGATTATGATAGATGGCTGAAGTTACCGGCAACTGCCAGAATCCTATCTCATATATCCCCAACTCCTGAAAAAGCTACTATGCCAAGTATACAACGACTTTATAGTTTAGCGATAGATGAACTTTATCCTTTAAAAAAATATGTAGATATAGTTAAAAAGAAAAAGATTAAAGTTTTTGAGCAGGATGACCCATTTATATTAGCAACCGCACATCGAGGTTGGCACGGTAAGGCAGATGCTTTCCTTCGTTATAAGACTTTCGATACAAACTTCAATTGGACCGGGAGTCCTTTATCTGATATTTATAGACCAATTGGAGAAGCTAAAGCCTTAGATGAATTTGACGCTTTTCTGGTAGCTCGAAGAACTTTAGAGTTGAAAAGGAGAGGGATTAAAACAGGAATTCGTCCTGACGATGCACGACGAACATTGATAGAACTAAGAAGAAAATATCCTTTCTTTCGGGAAAAGGCGAAAGAACTCTATGATTATCAAAATAAGCTTCTGAAATATGCCAGGGATTCTGAATTGATTAGTCCAGAAACTTATTTCAAAATGAGAGGTTTAAATAAGTATTATGCTCCATTCTATCGAGTTATGGAAATTGCAGGCCGAAAGGGATTGTTAGGGAAAGGGGTTGTTAATCTCCCTAATATATTTAAGCAGATTAGAGGTTCGGAAAGAGAGATAATTCGACCTTCTGAATCAATCGTTAAAAATACATACACTATTATTGATGCCGCAGAAAGAAATCAAATAGGATTAGCTTTAGTTAAGTTAGCCCAAAGATACCCTAAGGATTTAGGGAGACATGTTGAGAAGCTACCACCGACAATGGCGCGGATAGCTGAGGTTTCTATAAAAGAATTAGCTAAAGAATTAGAACGAGAAGGCATAGAAATTCCTGATGATATGGCCAAAGAAGTAGTGAATATCTTTAGACCATCAATCTTCAAACCAGCAAGGAATATCATAACAGTTATGCAGAAAGGCAAAAGAACTTTTTATCAAGTTGACCCTGATATTTATGATGCTTTGACCTCAACCGACAGAGAATCAATGAATATACTTCTTAAATTATTGAGTTATCCAGCAAGGTGGCTACGATTGGGAGCAGTAGCGCTATCTCCTGAATTTGTAGTAAGGAATCCAGTTAGGGATGCCTTTACTGCCTTCTGTTATTCCAAAGGCGGATTTATCCCTGGGCTTGATACATTACGAGGTCTTTGGTCAGTTGTAAAACACGATGAGTTATATTGGAAGTGGAAAATTAGTGGCGCAGAACATTCAATGTTGGTTTCGCTTGATAGGGAATATTTACAGAAGAATATTCGAGACCTTATTGCTACTTGGTCTAAAAAATTAAAAAATGTAGTTAAACATCCTTTGGAAAATGCTCGGATATTAGCCGAATTGGGAGAAGAAGCTACAAGAATAGGAGAATATAGATTAGTTCTTGGTGGCGGTAAGCGTTGGTTCTTGATGGCAGAAAAGACCCCAAAAGATTTACTACTCAAAAGCAAAATGTTAAAAGCAGGAATTAGTGCAAGACAGGTAACTCTTGACTTTAGCAGATTAGGAGCAAAGACAAGAGCTGTAAATTCTATTATAGCTTTCTGGAATGCTAATGTTCAAGATTTAGATAAAATAGCCCGAGGTTTCAAAGATAAACCTATTAGAAGCTTATTTAAAGTTTTAGCAGGAATAACTCTCCCATCAGTTTTATTATGGTTCGCTAATAAAGATGATGAAAGATATAAAGAAATTCCACAATGGCAAAAGGATATATTCTGGATTATTCCCACAGAGAAAACAATATGGCGAATTCCTAAACCATTTACTTTAGGATTACTCTTTGGAACTGTTCCAGAACGGATTCTTGAACGGACTTATAATGAGAATCCTGAAGCTTTCAAGGATCTATGGGATTCTATAAGTAGAGGTATCAATCCGGGGGTAATTCCTACTGCATTTCTTGCTCCGTTAGAGACTATTACTAATTATAGTTTCTTTCTGGACAGACCAGTAGTTTCATCAGGACTAAAAAGACTTTTACCTGAAATGCAACATAGTATCTATACAACTGAAATTTCAAAGATTATAGGTAAAGGCTTAAAGGTTTCACCATCAAAGATTGATTATTTTGTACGAGGTTATTTTGGAGCTTTGGGAAGGTATGGATTAGAAACTGTTGACCAAATTCTAAAAGGCACAGGGATAGTTTCTCCACCAAAAGGACCAAAATCAACACTTGCAGATGTTCCATTAGTTCGTGGGTTTGTAGTTAGAGAACCTGTCGGTTCAGCAAGTCAAGCCTTGAATGAATTTTATGAATTATATGAGAAAAGTTTACAGGCTGAAGCAACAATAAAAGAATTGAAGAAGCAAAAAAATGACCCATTGGCAGAGAAATATAAAATCGCACATCCAGGGTATCGATTTGCTACAGGATTTCGAGGTATAGGAGCTTATTTATCTGCTATGCGGAGAAAAAGAATTCGTATTTGGGAATCAAAAATTTTATCCCCTGAAGAAAAAAGTAAACAAATTTTAGAGGTCGAAACTAAGATGACTCGAAAAGTAAGAGAATTCTTAAATAAATATGAAAGTAGACTAAGGGAACAGAAATAATGTGCAAGAAAGGAATGGATGCGAGAGAGATGTTAAGACCTTTAAGCGATTACAGATGTCCTTGTTGTCAATTATTGAATATAAGTGATGAACTTGTAAAACTTGATGAGGATTTAATTGGTATTGTCGGTTTCAAACCCGATATTACCAGAGCTTGTAATTGTTTTGAATACGATAAAAAAATCCAAGAAGACAGAAAGGAAAAGGGTTTAACAGTTGCTTTAAATAGTTCGCATAAATGTGATGATAAAGACGAGAAATGCGAAGCGTTAGATTATGCGATTCGGAGTAGTTGGCAGAGAGCAGTAATCATAATAGCATTAGTTGAATTAGGAATTAAAAGAATAGGATTAGGCGATGACTTTTTGCATTGGGATATTGACCCCAAGAAACCATCGCCAGTTTTTTGGATGTATTGAATGAAAAGAAAACCTAAAAAGGAGGAGGTGATTTAGATGAAGAAGATTTTAGTAGCGATTCTTTTGGTTGGATTGTTAGTAGGTTCAGCATTAGCAGAACCAATTCTGCTTCCAGCCGGACCCCGAGCAGTATCTATGTATGACTGGGGAGAAACTGACTCTTTCTGGGATGGTTTGTTTCTACCTGTAGCCGGTTATCGAGAGGTTTTGTATCTTGATGTCGGTTTTCTTACAGTAATTGAGGAAACAACCCCAGCGATAGGATTAAGTGCAAACATTCCTAACTTGCTCAGTTTAATTCCGGGAGTTAGCATGAAGATTAGCGAACCGATTACCTTTGGGTGGGCTGTGAGCTATAACTTCAGGAGTAAGTACTGGATGAATGGGCTGTACCTTTCGGTGAAACTATGAATTGGCTAAAGGAAAAGATAATAACCTTCATATTGAAGAAGGTATTGAAGGGAGTGTTCTCTATGAAAGTGAAGAAAGCTTTACAGGGTAAGAAAACCTACCTTGTCTGTGCAAGCACAATTCTTGGGATAATAATAGCGTGGTTAAGCGACAAGGTTGAGCTTGCCGAGATGGTTCAGACGATAGTTATTGCCCTTATTGGTATCTTCTTGAAAGTAGGGGAATCAAGGATTGAGAAAAAGGTTAGTCCTGAAGAATAGGGCTTAAATTTGCGTTTTAAGGCATTTTTCTCTCTGGACGACCTAATCCTCACGATTTGAATTATCTTGACTTGTACCCAAGATTTTAGTATAATCTGGATAGTTTAGACAGTCTTCAGAGACCCCATCCAGCAAGTGTGCAAAAAGTGTGATATATGTCGTGTAGCTTATTGTTACTTCCCGATACTAAACGATACTAAATTGAAAATGGTGGAAAATGACCTGAAATCGTCGGAAAGCTCAATAAAACAAAGGATTGGGGGCGTAGTTCAGTTGGGAGAACGCATCCTTGGCAGGGATGAGGTCGCCGGTTCGACTCCGGTCGCCTCCACAATTTTGAAAGTGCAAAAGACAAAAGGAATGAGGATTATTGCGGGT